ATGTAGCTAATACTATCAGGATTAACTTTAAAGTCAACCCTTTAAATTGCTAATGTTTATGTAGGTTATTTGATGTAAATGTTCTTACTTTGTTCTTTTTAACACTTTTTCGTATATATTAGACGCTAGATTCTTCATCATTAGAGGTGCAACCATACGACCGATTCTCTCAGCCTTCTGGTCAAACTTACCTTGTAAGTTATAATCATCTGGTAAACCCATAATTCTTATTAACTCTTTAATAGTAAACTTTCTATTCTTATTATAATGAAATACACCAGATACACTCATCTGTTGTCCTCTTTGTGTTAGTGTGGGACAAGGTAAGTTCTCAGCAGGTCTTATCATATTAAACATTGATTTCTTATAGTTTATATCTACAAAATGATATTCTTTGTCAGTATCCCATTCATAGTGTTTAACATCTGTATTCATTAATTGATCTATTGTAGTATTACTATTTGATACTACTGGCTTCGCATTTTTCTCTTTGAAACCCATCGCTTTGTATTCTTCCCATTTATCTTTGGGTATAATTCGTATTGAGTTCTCACTTGGTTTAAGATGTTTCTTTGGACCAAAAGGTAATATCTCTACCCACTTCTTTTGAAAGCCACCTTGTACATAATCGTATAATTCTTTTTCTTCTTCTTCATTGTTCTGTACATCTTCAATAGATTCTTTTAGTGATATTTGTTTAGGATATGGTTGTGGATATAGTTCATTTTCCATAGTCATAAAGTTTAATCCAGCCTCTTCCATTATATCGTTTCTTACAGCAATAAAGAAACATCTTTGTCTTCCTTGTGGAGTACCATAGTCTGCGGCATTTAATACTTTACCTACAGCTTCATAACCTAATTTACCAAATTCGTTTATAATTCTATTAAAATATTCTTTCGCTTCTCCCATTGTAATACCAGCAACATTTTCACCAATTACTACTTTAGGCATTATCTCTCCAGCAATTCTTGTAAATTCAAAGAATAAATCTTCTATGTTTTCTACTTGTTTTCCGTCTGAATATGTCTTGGTTTGATCCCAACCCTTTTCTCTTTTACCAGCAACACTAAACGCTGAACATGGAGGAGAACCATCAAGTATATCTAATTCACCTTTCTTAATACCTGCCGCTTTTAAAAAATCTTCACCAGTAAGTTTCTTTATATCATCTGGTAATATTGGGGTATTTGGATAATTTGATTTATAAGTTTCTTGTGCTGATTCAACAAATTCATTTACACATAATATCTTACCACCTGCTAATCTATAACCTGTTGAAGACCCACCACCACCAGCAAAAGTAGAGATAACATTAAATAGTTCTTTATTAGAGTTATCAATAACTTCTTTTAAGTAGTATGGTTTAAACATAATGTAATATTATCAGGTTTGTTTCAATTTGTCAATGTTGTAATTATGGTAAGTATCTATTGTCTTTTTTACTCTCGGCACGCATTTTTGTGACCCTATCCATCTCTTTTTCTGCTTTCTTATAAGCACGCTTTAGTTTAAATTTAGATGCGTGTTCAGTAAAGTTTCTTCCTAGTATATGATCGTATTCATGTTGAAATATACGACTAAACATTCCATCAAAAGTACCTTCTTGTAAATCACCTTTCTCGTCTTCGTATTTGACTGTGATTTTTCTAGGTCTTGTTATTGATAAAAATACAAATGGGAAAGTTAAACAACCTTCTTGCATAACTACAGTTTCTTCACTAGAGTTAATTATGATAGGGTTAAAACAAGCTATCTTTAAACCATTTTCTAAAGTAAGATGATCTCCTAATACAAACATATTGAAAGGTAAACCAACTTGATTAGAAGTTAAACCTATTCCACCATATTTTTTCATAGCAGCAAACATAGATTCAGTTAATTCTTTTCTATCTTTAAAGCCTTCTTCTTTTAACACATCATCAGTAAATGGTGCTAGTGCTGTTTGTACTCTCGGGTCTGATGGTGGTATTAATTTTAGTTCTTTCATATTATATCCTATTTAGTTGCCATTGATATTCCAAGTCTTGGTGTTAAGGGTATTACATTGTGATAAGTTCCAGCAGGAACAGTAATCAAGTCACCCGGTTTTAATATATGTTGTTCTCTTTGATCTATAATCCATAATGTTTGTCCTTGACATTGCCAATATATAACTTCCATAGTATCTACATGATTGCCAAATGTTCCTGTACTACTTGCTAAGTTCATATACATATGCGCATACTTTTGTTCTAATTGTTCCAATACTTTCATAACTGATGGCATTAGATGAGCACTAAACGAAACATAAAATCCTGGTTCTTTCATTTTTAGTTCTAGTTTATTATTGATAGTATGATCTAAATTATCTATTGCTTCTGCCCAAGTTGAAGTATTTAAATTAAATTCTGTTTTAACAGATACATTAGACATATTGTAGCTCCGTAAAATTATGTTCTTTCTTAAACTTAATTATGTTTGTAAATTTATCAAATAGTATATCGCCTTTGTGTGATATGATAAAGATATTTTCTTTGTCTAATTTCTTAACTATCTTAAAGAAGTCATCTGTACCTTGTCCATCTAACGAGCTATCAAATATTTCATCAAGTACCATTAAGTTTGTATTGGCACTGTTCTTCATCTTCGCAATAGCACGCCAAGTAAATACAAGAGCTAAATCTATTCTCATTTTTTCACCCTCGCTAAAGCTATTATAATCAAAAACATCTCTGTGTCTGCTCTTAACAGTTTCATTAAATTCTTCATCTAAATGAAAGTTAACAAAGAAGTCCATAGATTGTAAATGTTGATTAATTAATTGATTCATAATGGGTAGATACTTCTTAATGATTTTAGCTTTAGCACCTTTGTCACCAAGTATCTCTCTTATAACATCAAGGTATTTCTTCTCTTCAGTAATTCTAGTTAATTCAATTTTTGTTTGTTCTAATTGATTTTTAAGTTCTACTAGTTGACCTTCAACATCTTTACTGTCTTCATCTTTACCCTCTAACAATAATATTTCATTATGTAAACTATCACTAAATTTCTTTATCTCATCTATTGAAGTATTAAGTTTTGACATTTCTATATTAATATCATACATCTTATTTGATACTTTGTTTAAATCAGTAATTTGATTTTCTACTTTAGCTAGTTCTGATACTAAATCTTTCATACCATCATTCAAAGTGACTATCTTTTTCTTTTCATAATCAATCTTACTATCTTTAAACTTATCTTCTATTTGCTGTGTACAAGTTGGACAATTATCATTTTCTTCAAAAAATTGTAAATTCTTTTCGTGTGTTTGTAAGTTTTGTTCTATCTTTGTTTCTAATTTTTCTAATTGTTTTTGTTTAGTTTCAATCTTGTTCTTATCTTTAATAGTATCTTCTAACTGCTTATAATCATTATCTAACTTTTGTATTTTTCTTAAATACTGTTCTTTAGCATCTGTATTTTTTTGTAGTTTACTTCTCTTAATATCAATGTCGCTTGTACTTCTATTCTTTAATTCATCAAAATGTTTTGTTTCTATTTCATATTTTGATTCTATTAAATCACATTGGTGTCTAGCTTCTGTAATTTGTTTAGATAAATCGGTTTGTTGATTTCTTGTTAATATATCCATATGAGATAAAACTCTTATGTCTAATATTTCTTCTACAACCTCTCGTCTATGTCTTGGTCTCATCTGCATAAATGGTTGATAAGAAGAAGAACCTAGTACAGCAATCTGTTTAAATGCTCTATAATTTAATCTTAATATTTGATCTTCTAATACATTTTGATAATCTACACTTGAAGCGTCTTGGTTTTGTAATACATCATCACAATAGATTTCAAATATAGCTGGTTTGATACCTCTTATAATTTTATAGTTCTTTGTACCGACTTGAAATTCGGCCTCAACAATTGTATCACCGTTATTAATAGTATTAACAATTTGCTCTTTTTTGATATTTCTAAATGGTCTATTAAATAACGAAAAACATAATGCGTCTAGCATAGTTGATTTACCTGAACCATTACCACCAATCATCAAAGTCATTTGTGATTTTCTTAAATCTATCTCAACAAAAGTATTACCTGTTGATAGAAAGTTTTTCCATTTTATTTTCTTAAAAATAATCATGTGGTAATTTATCTCTATTAGCTATTTCCATATTACCTGATACACTTATTCGTGTACAATCTGATCTAAATGGTACAACCCAATGTTGTAATAATGCTGGAAAAATAATAAAATCTCCTGGTTGTGGTGAAATAGTAAAGCCAGTTGTGGCCCAACGAGGTCTAGCTTGCTGTGAATATTCAAACATTAACTCACCAGGACCTACTGTTGTTCCGGTATGATTTCTTTGTTCTTTTCTTAATACTTCTGGTACATCTAAAAACAATACAAATGAATAGGCACCACCGTGTGTATGAATAGGATTAAAGTCACCAGGCCTCATATAGTTTATCCATAAATCAATAGACTGTAGTTGTACATCTAAATTTTCTATCCTATGAAATTTACAATGACCATCTCTATACGCTTGCATATATGGTGTCATTCTACTATAAAAGTTTTCTTCGGTTTCTCTATCAAACTTATATGTATCAATACCTATACTAGCTAACTTATGATTGTATTTGTTCTTTAATTTAGAACCAGCTAATAGTAAATCATCTATAATGCTTTGTTCGCATTTAGTCTTCATTACAAAAGGACCAAAATTTAGTTCTTGTATTTCCATTATCTTTCTATTGCATCTGTAAATAGTTCTTTAACTACTTTCTTTAGTTTACTTTTATCTAAATCAGTATCTATTTGTTCAACATAATTACCTAAAAATGTAAGTGTGTCTTCGCCTTGATCTAATATGTTTTCTTTTACACTAGCTGTTATATCAGTATTCAAATCTTCTATAATGTTTATTTCATGTGTGTTAACTGTATTGTGTAATTTGTCAATTAGGTTATTAAACATATCTTCGTTTGTTTTGTTTGTCACAAATACTTTAACAAAGGTATTTTCAAATTGAGTTAAATCTTTTTTAGTATAATCATTTTCTTTATCATTATAAACAAGTTTTTTATGTAAACGAATAGGATTGGGTATTCTTTGTAGTTCTCTTGTTTCTGTATCAAATACATGGAAACCTTTTGGACATTTATAATCTGACCAAGTAATCTCATATTGAGCGCCACAATAATATATTTGACCATCATCTGATTTTTTATGAAAGTGACCAGATATAACTTTTTCAAATCTTTTAAATAACGACTTATCTAAACCTTGATTATTATAAGCACCATTATGCATTTCAAAACCTTTTATCTCTAAATGACCCATCGCAACTTGTGCTTTACTATTTTGTATTTCTCTTAAAGAGTGTTCGTAATTCTCATCACATATCCAAGGTATGAATAGTATATCTAATCCACCAAGATTAACAGTTTGAGCTTTATCATAAATCCACGGCTCATGTTTACCGTCATAGGTTGTACACAATTCTGTAATCGCATTTACTTCATTTGTATTTTTATAATAGGTGTCGTGGTTTCCTAATATGATATGAGTATCAACTCCTTCTTCCCATAATCTTTTCATAAACTTTTGTCTAAAAGTATGTGCTGTTTTAAAGTTGATAAACTTTCTTCTATCAACAACATCACCTAAGTGTACAAAGGTTTTAATATCATGTTCTTTTAAATAAGGGAAAAATACCTCATCATAAAAACGCATAAAATAATCCAGGAATGCTGAACTGTCATTTCGTGCACCGAAGTGCGTATCATTTAATAACGCAATTTTCATAGTTTAATAATTAAGCAAAAAAGTGTAGAGAGGCTTTAGCTTTCTTTTTTTTCTTAGCTTTAGGTTTAACCTTTTTAGTAGGTTCTTCCATCTTAATATTCTTTTGTAAAAATTCTCTAAACTGATTTTTAAACTCACCATCTTCGCCAGGTTGTAAAGCTACATCATCATAATTATTATCCATAATAAGTTTATGTTTGATTGTAGTTTGTTTCTTTTCTTTTTGTATTCTTCTTATAAAAGCGTAATAGATGATTTGTGTAAAATAAGCGAAAGGATTAGAAGACTTTGCTGGATTGAAATTGTCTAGGTATTGTAAACAATTTTCTATACCATCGCTAACCATATCGTCCCTAAATGTATAGTTTATAAAATTAGGTCTATATGATAGGTGATTAGCAATTTTTAAAAAACAACTACCAATGTAATCTGACACTAGTGGTTTATCTGTCTTATTCTTAATCGCTTTATTTACTGCTTTCTTATAGGCTGTCATTGCCTCTAAAAATTCTTTGTTATTTACATAATGTTCTTTTTTTGCTGCCATATTATTAATATACTATACTTTCTCTTAAAAGTCAACCGTAATGCTAGGATCCATATCAAATATATTCATATTGATACTAATGGCTGTCTTTCTATTTGTTGATTGTAGTAAAGGTGATCTATGAGGTATAAGTGAATTGAATAGTATAATATCTCCTTCTTTTGCATCTACATTGATTCGCTTATTCTCGTATAAATCATAAAATTCTGTAAGGCCTTCTTTGTTATTAATTTCTAGTAGATAAACAGCAAGTAGATTAGCGTTATTGTGATAGTGCCAGCCATGTTTATCATTTTCATAATATTGTTGATACCATATATTAGAAACTTGTATATCTGATACCTTATAGAGTTCTCTAATATCTTCAAAAAAGGTCGTTTCATTTTTGATTAATTTGTAATATTCTCTGTCCATAGGATGCGTTTCTAGCATATAATCAGTCGCCGTCACAGCATAATTATTTTTAGCAATAGGAAACTTATCAGCACTATCAATATAGGACAGTATTTTATCTTTGATTTTACTATGATTTTTTAAGGAATAGACTAATATATTGCTATCAAATTTTTTAAAGTTTTCATTCATAATAACATTGACTTTTACAACTTTCCGTATATAATAGAGCGTGTTGAGCGATTATAGAGGTAATATAGAATACTAGTGTAGCGTTCCATTATCATCATAATCATCAAGCTCTTCTTCTTCAAATATATCATTTAACTTTTCATTTTCTTTATTGGAAAACCTGACTCTTTCAAAGTCCTTTTTCTCAGGCACTTTTACCTCTTTATCATAAGCTTGTGCTACATGGTGATATGATTTTGTCATATCCGTGTTGGCATTTGTTATAGTTAATATCTTATCTTTTGGAATAGAAATAATATGATCTAGTGTGTAAGGTGTCCATTTAATAAGAGCTACATAATCTTTAAAACCACCAGGCGTAAGCTGTGGAACATACTTAACATGCAATGGTTTTTCTAACCTCAATAAGGGTGACTTTTCAGTTAATTGTTCTTTAGGAAAAGAACATACTATATCATCACCATTAACTAACTTAACTATTTTTATAGGTTGAGTAGTCATATAACTATTTAGTCAATTCAACATTGTGAATTTCGTAATTAAAATCCTCACTATTGTATATGCTTATTCTTTCTTTAAAATGTTGTAGCGTATAATTTGTTTTATCTTTATAAGATATATCATCAGCTATATCATATAGAGTGGCTGAGCTATTATCATCTTTTAGTCTTAAGCCACGACCAATAGATTGTAAGTTTCTTATCCGTGACTTGCTAGGACTAGCAAAAATAATGTTATGCAAGTTCCGTATATTAATGCCCGTAGAGAAAGTCCCATAACTTGCCACGATAATAGCGTTGTCAGACTTCTCTGTAATTTCTCTAATCTTTTCTCGTTCATCAGTTTCTACTCCACCATGTACATAAAAGACATTTTTATCGGTAGCCTTTTCTTGTATCATTTCTAATAATTTTTTACCGTGCTTTTCTACATATTGAAACAAGCATAATGTATTACCATTTAAAGAAGACGCTAGATTTCTTATATACTTATTTCTCTTTTCATTAGATACCAAGTAGTCCATTTCTTCCTGGTATGTCTTGTCTTTCATAAAACTACGAGCTGTTTGATCGTGTTGTAATACTAAACACATAATTTTTAAATCAGCTAGTTTACCTGATTCCATTAGTTCACTTGTAGATACTACTTTGTTTACACTTCCAAATAAACCCTCTAATACCAACTTGTGTGTTTTAGTTCCATCAAGTGTTCCTGTCAAACCGACTCGGTATTTACACTTTTCTAACTTCGTCATTAGTTTAGTTAATGACATAGCTTTAAATAGATGAGCTTCATCACCAATAATCATACCAAATTGGTCAAACCATTTCTTAGGTAAATTATAAACTGATTGCCAAGTAGATATAACTACTCTCTTATTAGTTTCTTTTTCATGGCCAGAATATATCCTATGTACATTTCTTTCACTATTATAACCATAGTCTTTAAAGTCCTTAAATAACTGCTCTACAAGCGATGTAGTGGGCACTATAATCAGGATCTTGTCTTGTTTAGTATCTTTCAGTCGTAATAAATTAAATATCAACATGAGATAGACTATGAGAGATTTACCAGATGCTGTAGGCGATACAAGTAAACATCTATCTTTTTGTACTGAATATTTAAAAGCTTCTCTTTGATAATCTCTAACTTCAAAAGGAAGTTTAAGCGCTTTGATTAGTTCATCTAATTTTTTTTCATCTACCTTAGTGTCACCCATTTTAGTACCATCAACAACTTGAACATCATTGTCTTTACACCATTGTATTATGTACGGATATAAACCAGCATATATCTGTCCAGTGGCATATGAGAATAATCTAATCTTGCCGTCCCATACCCTATTACGGTATTGTGGCATAAACTTATACCCTGGTACTTCAAAGGTAAAGTGTTGACCAAGCTCTCGTCTAATATCAGCGTCAGCTTCTATCTTCAGATATACTTCATTCTTCTTATCTATAATTAGGTATCGGACAATTGACATTATTATTTAAATAGCGCCACTAGTGAATTTACGCCAATCAATAGCATTCTTTATTTGAAAACCACGATTTGATAATTGTCTGAGTGTTCTATCTAAAAAATCTACTGTTGTCTGTAAGTAATCTACTTTTTGTTTGAGTTTTGCCAACTCCATATCTGAATCTAAATATTTGTCAATATCTGTTTTAAGTAATTTAAAACTAAATGGTTTTTTCGCATATATACTTGGATCAGCTTTACCAGTATAGTATTCCCATTTTTCTCTTTTTAGTATATTGTATTCAGTATCACTACGACTTAACATTAACTTGTATGTTGTTAAATGTTTTAAGTAGGTATTAAATATTTGTGGTGTTTTTAATGATTCTAAATCTAATTCAGTATCATTTATTTTAAGGTCTTTTGCGGCCTGTGTTTGTAGTTCTTCTAATGTCATAATATTTCAAAGTTGTATGCCAATGATATTTTTTGTTTGTTTGTTTTGTTTTGCTGTACTCCGTGTTTCACATTGGACTTGAACATAACCAAAGTTCCAGCTTCTGGTTGAATACTCATTGTTGAATATGTATAAGGGTTGTCTTTATCAAATACACTCTTTACACCTTTTGGTTCAGGCGAATAGAAGATTACATTACCTGTACCTTCTGGCGCAGTTAGATAATATATTATAGATATATCTGAATAATCTATATGGTCGTGTACTTCTTGGTAATCGTGTTTATCATAAATGTTAAACCAACCAGATACTTTTGTCTTAAATGGCTTTTGATTATAACCTATCATATTAGCATATTGTTGTACTTCACTTATAATCCAATCATTAAGAGATTTAAATTTTACATTGTCCATTAAGTTATGTGTACCACAAGTATTATAAACATCACTATACCAATTTTTACCACCTTGACTAGTTGTTTCTTGTACACTAATACATTCATCAACTAATAATTTTTCTATTTGATTGTGATTTGGATTTTTACTTATGTTAATCACTGTAGGAAATAATGTAAGAGTTTTCATAATACTATTTATCAAGCAAAAAATACTGCCTGACTTAATCTAAATTGATTGAAATTTTTATCATTGTTTATAGCGCAACCATGTAATAGTTTTTTTGCGTTAAATAATATCGCAGTATTAAATGGTGTATCTATGTGCTTCAATAGCTTAAAATTTTTCTTAGGTTGCCACGGAGCTATATGTTCATGTACCTCTGTTAGATATTTGGTTTCACCTTCATATAAATTCAACCCATTGTCTTCATTTTCATTATTTAAATAAACAAGTAAAGTATATCCTTGATCGTAATGTGGCCACCAATAGTTTTCTTTATAATTATTAAAGTCACTAAAAAACCATTTCTGCATATTAGTTATAATATTACTATCAAAATTTGTACATTTTTGTTTAGTAAAATTTTCAAAGTATCGTATCATATTTGTTAATCTATCACTATGACCACTATGTCGGCAATCTAAAAAATGTTTACCATTAAAAGTATTTCTATTTTCTTTGTGTAAATTTAATTGACTGTTTAGTAAATGCTCGTATATTACACTAGGGTGTTTGTAAAAGTTTAAAAATACATGAGCAACTTCATCGCCTACTGGTATATCTACTCTTTGATTTATATTAAACATTAATAAGTTGATGTTATAGACCTTCTGGGTTGATAATATATATTAATAATTACTCTAACATTTTCATCTGTTTGAGATACAGCTTTATGTTGTTCTCCATCAAATATTAATACACTATTTTTTATAGATGGTATTTTTATTTTTTCATCTAACAATGTATAACCATTATTTGTATTTACATAATAAATCGCTACCTTCTGATTTATAAAATGATCTGCAGATAGTGGTTCAGAAAATACAGGTTGGGGATTTTTTAAATATAGATTTGCTCTAACTCTTAACAAATCCATATCTTTCATATCTTCTTTTTCTAATCTAGCTAGTATCGTATTATTGATACCTTTAAAGAGTTTATCTTCTTCCATACCTCTGCGTTCATAAAAAACATGAGTAAAAAAGTGTGGCATGTAAAACCATGGAAACACAGGATCTGGATCAATAGGTTTTGGTGGATTAATCATTACACTTTCTATCTCATCAGCTTGTTTTTGTGGTAAGTAATTTTCTATTATTTTATACATAATTTATATTAACATTCCATCTAGCTTTAGCATTTGTACAAGATGTACTAGCATGGTTTTTACTAGCGTCAAAAAGAACAGCTCTATTTTCTATTGATTCTATTTTATCATAGTTTCCTTGTTCATCATATAGTAAAGTATTTCCATTACAAGTATTAAAAGATAATACACAAGCTTTATGTGACATTTCATAATCTATATGTGGGTGATGCATTTCAATTTTTTCTGTTTTAGGATATAAGTTTAATTTCATTCTTATTAAAGAAACAATTTTTAATCTATCTGATAGTATTTTAAATTGACGAAAGTAGTCGCTATAAAGCTGAGGCCATCCTTCATAATCGTAAAGTATGTGTGTAAAATAAGAAGTATTGTCATCTAAAGTGTGGACGGCATTTATTTGAGGTTGAAAAAACCAAGGTACATCATACATTACTAACTTTTGTAATCTTTTAAAATCTTCTACCGGTAAAAAATTATCTATTATTTTATAACTCATAAATTCAAATTATTGTTAAACTTAAAATCACTATTAAATGATATTATAGTTTTTCTTTCTCCTGTATTCTCTTTACTTCTATGTAGTACACTTGCTGGAAAAGTCAATAGTGAGCCTTCTCTAACTTCTAAATCTATTATCTTTTTATCATAGTTGTCATATAATTGTGTAGCAAAACTTGTATCTGGTAATTCTACAAAGTATATGTTAGTGTAGTTAGTACCATTGTGATTGTGCCAGCAATGTTTATCACCCTTTTCATATTGTTGAAACCAGCTATTAGTAATATCAAAACCGTCAGCATGTAAATAGTTTACTAATTTTTTGTATGGAATAGGTAATATATTTTCTAAAAAATATTTAAGATATGATGGGTTAGTTTTTTCTGGCCAATCAGTATTTGAAATATTATCAAATGACTTTTTGGGTAAGTCGTCTATTAAACTTAATAGTTTTTGTTTGTGAGATAAATGATCAGAAATATCATTTATAAAGATTTCATAATTTAAACTGTCAATTTTCATAATAAAAAAAGTATAATTAAGTTGTCGTCACGCTAGCTCTACTTGCACTTGTTGTAGCAAAATCGTATATTTCATATTGAAAAGATACCGTTGCTGTTAGATAATCTACATCTGCCGCTTGTTGATTATATTGTAATCCAGTTAATCCAGTTGGAAACATATTTCTAAATCTTACTTCTAATGCTGAATTGTTTTTACTTGTTAGAATAGATAATGTTGCATCAGAATATACTCCACCAGTATTTGCTGGTCCGTATTTAACCTTACCTATTTCACTAGATACACTTTGATTTTTTGCTGGGAATCTATCATTACCGGCTGAAACTAAATTTTGAAATTCGTTATAATCTCTCGGAAAACCTAATCCAACTAACCAGCCATGTATCTCTTGGAAGTTTTCTAAATTCTCATCTACCATAAAAGTCATTTGTAGTGGCTCGTATGTTAACTTCTCGCCAGGAATTGGAATATCTTTAAATGGTGTAGGTTGTACCATATCAGCACCCAATGTGACACCAGGTACATTTACTGCTGTACAAAAGTATTCTACTTTAGGTAATTTTGATATGTTAAATTTAAACTGAGTAGGACTAGCATAATCCAGTTTAGTAGGTTGGCGTGACAATGAGTTTACAACAGTCATAATACTATTTATCCTTATCTTTATCTACTTGTTCCCAATCTTTTTCAGTGGCAAGTTTCTCTAGTTCTATTTCTTTTTGAGTAAGTATCTTTTTCTTTTCTTGTACTTTCTTTATTTCTTCGTCAATAAATTCTAGTCTATTTTTCTTCTCAGGAAACATTACTAATACTATACTCAATATTACTAATACAATACCAAATATCCAAGCATATTGGGCTAGTATCTTCTTAAATCTTTTTGTTTCTTTCCTGTTCATACTACTATTTATAACGCTTAAAAAAGGCAAAAAAAGAGGCGCCGAAGCGCCTCTCTTTAGATATTTGGTAAACAAATATTACATTAAGTTCGCAACTTGGACTCTTCTGTAGTATCTGTTAGAGTTTGCTGAACCAGCATCATTTACTGCAGTAGCAGCACCTGATTGAGCGCCAGTTTCCGCAAATGGGTTAGCCACTAAACCGTATCTAGTTTTGAAACCAATTTTCGGTTGGAAAGTGTCTTGTCCAACTGCTCTAACCATTTGTAAAGGTACATAAGGACAATAGAACATACCTGCATCGTAAGGTGAAGTTCCTTTGTATCCAACTACAAAGTACTGCTTAGCAGCAGAGTTTGCACTGTATGGATCAATATATACTTTAAATCTACCGTTAAGAACACCAGCAAAAGTATTACCAGTATCGTCAACATTTAGATTGTTATTAAGAGCAGGAGCGTAATCTAATACGCCAGCCATTTGTAGTGCAGATGCAACATCTGAAGAAGTAATAAGGATATTTCCTTTTCCTCTTCTTGTTCTTTGTGCAATAGTGTTAGCTTCTCTTTCTACTTGGAACATAAGTCCTTTGAATCTCTCAACTGACCATCTACCATTTGAGTCTGTATCTAAATCAAATACACCCTCAGTAGTTGTGTTGATTGAACCAGAGTTAGCTGATGCGCCTTTTTCTGCATTGATGTAGATAGTTCTTACAACTTCTCTGTTGATTTCCGAAAGGATTTCAGCAGATAAAATGTTTGCAAGTTCTGTTTCTGCATCTAGACCATGGATTGCTTTTAAGTCTTGAGCAAGTTCCATAGTGTATTCAGCTTTAAGAGCTCTAGATCTAGCAGTCACTGTAGCTTTCTCAATTGAGAATGCCATTTCAGCAAAACTATTAGCTCCAGCATCACCTAATGCTTCAGCAGTTCCAGTAGTCATACCTTCAGTTTTTCTGAAAGCAGCTGCTGGAGAGTCATTTAGGACTGCAGGGTTAGTACCTGTTTGTCCACCATCACCTGAAACGCCTGAACCACCACCAGATTGACCAGTAGTTGAATCACCCGCAGCATTTCTACCAGAGAAATCAGTATCTGCTTCATCAAACATAGCTTCTCCGCCA